GGATCTGTTAGGTCAATATACCTAGATGTACCGGTGCTAGCACGATCAACTGCTTTACTCTTGATAATTGAGTTGTATTTGGTGAATGGGAAGTTGTTGTAGTCTTCGCCATTGACCATACGATTTTGTGTGTAGTAACGTGCAGGAGCACGTTGCTTGATCTCTGTGATGTTTTCTCTAGACTGTGCGTTAGTCACCGGTTGTGTGATACCACAAGTAAGAGTCAATGTTTCCAGTCTGCCCGAACGACTAATGTAGCTGATTGGCACTGAAATGTTTTGCATTTCTTCAGGATTAATGATGTACTGCAATCCGTTGCTGGATCTAACATAGGTACGGAAAGTGCCCACAGGAACACTGGAAAACACACCATCACCAAATGTCAGTGTAATCTGATCATTAGCTCGGCTGGTGATAGAATATAATGTACGTTGGTCTGGCGCAAGTTGTTCGACTGCACCGGCAAAAATATTTTCAACATAAATCCACTCGCTCGAAATACTACCAACATCATCAAGTTTGTAAAGCCAATGATCTTCTTGGTTACAACCTTCAATGTTAATGTTTACTGTGCGGTTAGGAATTGCTTCAGACAAGTTGAAGTCTTGATTTTGCAATACGCCTTGTTTGAACAAGAAAAAGAATCCAGTGTTTGCACTGCCAAATCCCTGTGCGTCATTGCGATACAATACGTTGAATGCACCATTGGGTTTTGGTGCTGGCTCGTAGACATATTCTTTCCCAATTGTGGTTGCACTCACAACTTCAAACGGCATGTTTACACCATCCACCACAGATGTGTAGGGAATAATTGGCAAATAACCAGGGATAAGATTAATTGTGTACTCGCTGGTCTCAATGCCTAGTATATCCTGACGGTTACCTGGACGACCAAATTTTTGACTGTCAATAAATGCGGCATTCATGATTGATGTAAACTGCTCTAACCAACTTGAGTTAGTGGCGTCATTCCAATCAATTGTGATATTGGCTAGGTTAATACCATTAAAGTCTGTAATATTTTCAGTGGTGCTAGCCGAAACAACCTTCAAGTAACCCTGCGCTTCAGTGTTTCTTTTAGGTGTGTAGCTGACCAAGTTTGCCAAACGCACCACGCTGTCACGGCGTTCGGCTGTGTCTAAAAAGTTCTCACGTGTGTTTAAGTCGTTTCTAAATGCCAGGGCTTGTCCCATAAAAGCCATGACGTCCAGCAGTGCAATAAATTCACTGCTTTCAATATAATCGTTAAAAGTTTCTGGGTAATAAAGTCGGAGATAATCAACAAAACTCTTTCGCAGGGTTTCAAAATCATAACTTTGAAAGTCAGCTTCACGATAGGTTTGATAAAGCCTCTTCCAATCTTCTACACCAAATATTGCGGTTTGTCTTGTTGTTTTAGCCATAGTTTCTCACTGTACATTGTATTTATAACCCCAATTATCTACATAGTTTTAGATGAAGCTGGCACGGCGAGATTCTTGATCAAAGAAAATGGCCAGTCGCTCGGCTGTAGAACTTGGTACAATTTGAACCTGTAGCTCTATTAACATACCGTTTTGTTGTGGGTATACATTAGCGTCTGAAATATAAATTCTAGGATCTCCGCCAGCTACACGCTGAAGCTCTGCTAGTATTTTTGTCACTGTCTCTGGAGTTTGATTCTCAAATATGAAACTCCAGATAACAGTGCCGTACCCTGGACGGCCGACTAGTTCACCTTGTTGGATATTGAGGGCGTTTGATAAATCACGTTTGACTAGAGCAAAGTCAGTCAACGTGAATTTTTTATTTTGATTAATAGTGTTGAAACCAATAAATGCAGGCATAGTGATATTTATGCATTGTCAGATCGGTCAGTTGGCTTAAAAATAGGTGCCGGGACCTTGGTATCGTTTAGTGCGTTGATCAGGGTTTTGTCAATTGAGGCACGGTTTATTGTGCCCGACACTGACTCTGCTACACTACTACCGCCAGTAAGTCCAGCTAGTTTATTTGTTACAAAATTTGTAGCAAATTGTGCACTTTTAATAGTGGCAGATATAGCTTTGTTTAAATCAGCGGGTGCAACGCCTTTAACAAAAGACCCGGCAGCGGCTACGCCAAATTTTGTTGCTGTTTGTACCAAGCCCGACAGTTGTTGCGGAGCTTCAGTTCCAGTGACTAATCCGGCAGCTTTCATGCCAGTTAATGTAGTGCTCATAAATTGTTGTTGCATGGTATTTTGTAATCCTGGATTGCTGAGTATTGCCGGTAGTCCAACTACTCCATTTTTACCTGACCATAATGTTGGTGACGCTAAAATAGTGCCAAGAGATTTGCCTTGTGACAATTGTGCTTGTATGCTTTTTCCAGCACCAGGTTTCAAAAAGCCTGCGCTTTCAAGCTGTGCTGGCTGAAATCCGTATTGGCCAATACCTTTGGTTGTGCTCACTGCATTTGCAGCCTGACCAACTGATGTTTTAGCTTGGGCCAACAAACCAGTTACTTGATTTTTATCAAGACTACCAACGTTGGCGGTGGCCAACGGAGTATCTAGCACTGCGGCAGCGTCAACTGCGTTTGTTACTGGCTCACTGGCTGCATTACCTAATGCGGCTTCTACTTGAGGGCTAGGCGTTGAAGGGGTATCGCCATCATAGTTAACTGAAACTGCCACACCTTTGTTGTGATAGGGATAAGGTTCGTGTGTGGGTGCTCGAGTCACGATGGTTTTAATTGCGCCTGGCTCCGCCTGCCAACCCGATGCACCATTGAATTGTGTCCCGTCAAGACTGTATTCTTTGATGGGCTTGATTGCATCAACGTTTTCTGGCGATCCACTGTTGAGATTAATGGGTTGTGCTTGCAAATTAAGTTCGCCACTGCATTTCCACCCCCCTGATGCACCTTGTAAAACAACTGCACCGTCAGCTAAAATTCCTATTTTGGCTTTGCTGTATATTTTAAAATCTTCCACACTAGAAATCCCCATAATGCCTTGACTTTCAATTTGGACATTTTTTCCTCTAATGTTTAAATTTTCGCCAGCATTGATGTTGATGTCTTTGTCAGCATGCAAATTAATTGACCCTTGTGTTCGAACATTAACTGAATTACTAGAGTAAACATCCACTGTGCCTTCGCTGCCAAATTCTAACCAGGTTGATCCATTGGCGTGAATAATATAAAAGCAATCAGCATCGTCACTCATGGTGATCTGATGGCCTTTGCTGGTTCTTATTCTAATTAAATTGTCTTCGCCCTGAAGATCACCATCGTCCATGACCAATGTATGGCCGCCGCGACGTCCTTCAATTTTTGTGTCAGCCAGGTTGACTGCTCCTGACGCTACCCGGGCTTTGATGTCTTTTTCATCAAGTCCGCCTTGATAGATTGGACGTCCGGGAGTGCTGATACCAAACACTGTGCTGGGGCTTTCTCTTTGCGCATTGCTGGTTATTGGGCCGCGCACATTGTCACCCAATAGACCTTGGTTGGCCATGATAGCAAAAACATAGCTGTGTATTGGCTTGGGCTGAGTAAAGAATCTAGGATTGCTTTCTATGTTTGCATTATAAAAGTTGGCTTCAACCACTGGTAACTGTGTTGCTTTGGCACCGGCAATAAGACTCTTTTGTTCAGCGTTTTGTGCAACATAATTTTTTGAAGCGCCGATGGCCGGCAACATATGATTTGCACCACTGTCTGGCACACATCCAATGTAGTAACCTTGATTGGGATCTCCGGCCACAAAGAAACAAATCACAGACACACCAAGGTCAGGTGGTGTAAACCACATGCCGTAGCTTTGCTGGTTGCCTTTGTAACTACCGGCTCCAGCTGTAGTACTTGCATTATTTTTTGGAGTGAGTCCGTAAAATGGCGGAATGTAGTTTACTGTTCGCCACAAACTTTTATCAGCAGGATTTTTCCCGCCAAATTGTTCAATGTAAACTTGTAGGCGGCCAGCACGGGTTGGGTCAACATTGTTTTTTACCACACCAATATACGGTCCAAATTCTGTGGGTACTCCACCACGATC